AACAGGAGAACAGAATGAACGGCAAAGATCCCTTTGACTACGATAAGGTCAAAACTAGGGGCAAATTTGTTTTCTACCTGAGAGATGGCACGAGAACCGACATTGACGATCAACGCAAGCAAATCATTACTGCGTTTAATCCCAAACTTAAACCTAAACAAATCATTAAAGAATACATCGAACCTCGTTCATCGAATCCGTATCAGATGCCTAAACTCGAATTAGCCATCAAATACGCGGTGCGTAAAAAAGCCAATGTGATTGCAGCTAAGTTGGGTTCACGCATCAATAACCTTAAATTTGTAGCTCTAATGCTAGAGGCATACACTCGACACGGTTTGCGTTTTGCAGCCATTGATGTCAAAGGGGCGCATTGGGTGGACATCCAGCTCATGGGTAAGGTGGTGGCCCTACATCGTCAAAAGGTTTCGGTCAATACTAAAAAGGCAATGGCGAAACTAAAAAAACAAGGCATTAAATTTGGCAATCCCAAACTTGCCGAGGCGACTAAAAAAGCCTCGCTTGACCACACTAGGCGTGCTAATGAATTTGCTGTAAGTATGCGCCCTGTGGTTAAAAAGATTCAAAAGGGTGGGGCGGAAACCTATCAGGATATTGCTAATAATTTAAACAACCAAGGCTTTAAATCCAGGTACGGTAGAACCTGGCATCCGAGCAATGTGAGAAACCTAGTTTTAAAAATAGCTGAATTAAAGCAAACACAAAAATTAATAAAAAATTCTTGACATTTAATAAACAAAAAAAATATATTATGCAAACAATGAAGAGGCAGGAGAACATAAGCCACATGCACGACCCCAACATCGAATTAAAAGACCGTGAGGTGTACTACCTCAAATTCTTTGGCTGGGACACTAAGCGCATGATGATACCGATGCTCACTAAAGAGGACTTAGAGGATGCCATTGTGGTGTTTGATGAGTTGCTTGGAGAGCTAAAGGCCATCAAACGCGCCGAGTTAAGAATCAGTATGAAAACCGCGATTGCCCAACAGGTGATCCAGGATGCCAGTCAAGAATTACGTTACCGTAAAAAAAAACGAGAACAGTCATGACGCACCCTTTGGTAAAGTACCTTCGAGAACCCATTGGTAGGCTCATGGAAGAGTTCAATTTGATTTCATTACCACCAAAACAGGGGGGGATTCCCTTGTTTTCACCTATAAACCCAAGCGATAGCGTGAGTCCACGGCTTTTTTTTAACTTATTAGATATGCGTATAATATATAGTAAGTTAAGTTGGACAGATCGAACAGTTCCAACAGTATTTACAGTTACTACTGTTCATGCTGTATTAAGCCCTTTGGTAGTTGAATTGATGCAATCGCTTTTAATAAAAGGAGATTGCTATGTACCAACAAGCAACAACTAAGCCTAAACACATTAACCCATATATACCCACATTAAAAGGGAACCTAAGAATCCCTGTGGATTGTATTGCATGGGAAAGGAAAATAACCACCGGTGATAATACCGGTCTTACCTATATCAATTACTTTGATTTTGAAACTAAAGATTGGAATAGGGTCATTACCACTTGGTCATTACAAGACCTTAGAGACGCAAAGGGGGGTAACTAAAAATGGTCGGCAAAGTAACACCTGACCACCAATTATCTTGCTCTGGTCTAGCTATATGGGATGAACATTACCCCTATGGATTCACTAAAAACAAGTTATTGGATCAGTGTATTAGGGCTGCTCAGTTTGAAGATGTCAGAAGTAAAGAGCAACCCCTTCACATGAGAATTGGTGATGTGTTGGAGAACCCAATACTCGAAGAGGCTTGTTTGAGACTTGGTTTAACTAATCCCAGATTAGATATTGAAAAACCCCTGGTGCATAGTACATTGCCCTTTGCGGGTTCACCCGATGGGATTGCCAGCGCCTCAATGGATGCTAAAAAACCTCTGATTATTAAAACCGATTCAACTCAAAATATCTTTACCACTGATGATAAAGAATTGCGTTTGTTAGGCGATGGCATTTTAGAGGCTAAAACAACCAGAGATTGGTCAGAAGATGAGCTGCCTGATTGGCGTGGCAAACTGCAAGCTCAAGGGCTGATGGAGTGTGCCAACCTTAATTGGTGTGCGGTGGTGGTGTTGTATCAATCAACTGATTTAAGAATCTTTGTTTTTGAAAGAGATCCAGAGTTTAAAAAATGGCTTGAGGAAACAGTCACCGACTTTGACAGGCGCGTTAAGGAAGAGGATTACTTTGAGCCTGAACACAGTCTGGATGCCAATATCATTTGGTCATCGTCTTATGATTCACTGGTTGAATTACCAGACGAGGTTGAAAGCAAGGTTGAGGACATTCAAGCAGCTAAACGCATCATTGAAAACTCTAAGCAGATTATTGATGATAGCGAGAAGGCCATAAAGGTAGCGATGCAAGAGAACGAACACGCCACGGTAGGTAACTATCAAGTTAAATGGGGTTCTATTAACTACAAAGCTAAACCCGAACAAACCAAGGTGATACCAGCTAAAGAGGCTTACACCATTAGAAAGAAAACCCTATCTATTAAAGAGGTGCAATATGACAACATCGATTGAACACAGGCAACAGCAGAACGCCCTAGACACCCTGGAAGTTATAAAAAAATTCTTTGATAAAAACGGCTACACACCCACGCAAAATCAAATTTCTGTGCAAATGGGAAAAAGTCGTGGTGCGATTTATCCGCGATTGCAGCGTTTAAGGGAAATGGGCGAGATTGATTTTGATACAGTCACCGGTCAAATAAGGATGGACAAATGATGCAGCTATCTGATGGCTTTAAACACTATGTTAAAGGCAAAAAATACCAACATGACATCGGGAAACAAGAACGCGGTGAGCCTTATTGGAGTTTGTTTGCCTATTATCGACACTCAAGAGAATTTTTACAAAAACGCTACAAAAGAAAAAGAGGTAAGGACTGGTGGAAACGACACTGAACAAAGAACAGTTAGCAGAAAAACTATCTGACCCTGACTTTAAGTCTTGGTTGTTAGAGGCAAGGGCTAACTATACCAAGGACTTTTTAAATGAGCTGGATAAAGGCAATCATTTGGTTTTAACGGTTGCCTGGCATGACTTTAAAAAAGCGAATAAAAATTATAATTATTAAGTAGGAGATAATAATGGAAACTTTAAACAAAGCATTTGATCTTTATGTGTGTGACCTAAACCGCAGAGAGAAAAAAACAGTTGCCTCAATCGAGAGGGTGTGGAAACGACACATCAAAGACTCGATTGGCAAAAAGAACATCAAGCGTATTAAGCGAGTCGATGTGATTGATTGGTTTTACGAGGTCACCAACAAAGGACACGGCATTGCCAATCGTTGTTTGGGAATAATTAGCTGTACCTTTGACATTGCTATGCGTTATGAAATGGTCGAGCAGAACCTTTGTAAAGGCATTAAGCGACACCCAGAGGTGCAAAGAAAACGCTATTGCAGCCAAGATGAAATGAAACGCATCTTTAAAGTGTTAGGGAAAAAGAAGGTGAACCCACAAAACCACAAATACATTAATCTAATAATGTTGTTGATATATACAGGTTGCAGAAAGGGTGAGTTGATCTCGGCAAAATGGAGTGACTTAAAAGGCAATCAAATCATACTCAAGAATCATAAAACCGATGACAAAGATGGGCCAAGAGTGATTCGTTTAAATGACCAGGCTATGCAGATTATCAATTCACTAGAACGCAAGGGCAGTAAGTTAATTGATACCAACTATCCCGATAAATTCTGGCAAAAGGTCAGGGTAGAGGCGGGTGTTCCAGACCTAAGAATCCATGATTTAAGACATTCGTTTGCGACCTTTGCCCTTAGATCAAAAAAGGTAACGCTTGTTGAGATAGCTAACCTGTTGGGACACAAAAGCCCAAAGACCACCATGCGTTATGCTCATGTTATGGATGATACCGCGAAACAAAACGCCAAAGATGTTGGCAACGAAATTTTTAACTCAAACAAAACGCCAAAGATGTTGGCAACGAAATTTTTAACTCAATTAATTAATATAAGGAAAAACTATGAGTGATAAAGTAAAAAATGATGAAGTAAAGAACGAAGAGGCAGAACAAGAAATCCCTGTGATTATGTATAAAAACGCAGATGGTGATGAGATAGAGATACCTATGAGCGACCTTAATGAGGCTGAGACCAATATCGCAAACAATCTAAATGGTGTTATTGGAAAGCTGCAAGAGATAGATGAGGTACACGTTAAAAACCTGACTCGTCAATCTTTGGTTATGAACCAGGAGTTATTGACCGATGCCCTACAAAGAGAGCTGGTTAGGTTTGATAAGCAAAAGCCACAGATCATTACTAAAACTAAAGAGATTAATTAATGATCGACAGCAATTTCCAGGTGGATGAGATGATCCACACAAAGGGTTTGGAGTACGGCCACCCTAGGCGTTTTATGCGTCAATTAGCGCAAGTCTGGGGCGGCATGATGGATGTTAAGATTACGCCACAACAAGCAGCAACAATGATGTTAGCGTTTAAAACCTTGAGATTGCACAACCAACCGACTAAAAAAGATACCCAGGATGACATTCAGGGCTATCTTAAAATAGTCGATATTTTGAATAATTTTGAATAAATCAATATCTTTTTTTATAATGATTCTAATTTCACGATTAACCCCAAAACCATGAATGAGTCAAAAGGAACGCGACAATTTGATTAATGAGATTGATCGATACAAGTTTATGTATCGAGTGGCTTTTATTGGGTTATTGATTCAGACGGCTTGTTTGTTTTTGATTTAGTTTCCAAAAAGGCCACTGGCTTGACCGCTTGCATACGGCACTGTTTTTTGTATGCCCTGACTCGTTAAATCAATACCTTCCCTCAATGCAATATTAGTATAGGGATTTTGCAATAGCCCCAAATAAGCTGCCAATCCTAGTGACCCAGGTGTTCCGCCTACTGCCCCTGTTCCACCTAATAATCCATATCCAGCAAATCCTCTAGTTGCTGATCCGCTGTCAGGCAACATTCTTCCTAATACATCTTGTGATGTTTCAGAGAAATCTTGTAATTTTGCATCACCTCTTTTGAATTGTATTTTTCCCCTTGATTGGTCTGCGCCCCTGACTGCTGATCTCAGTTGTGCTGGTGTATATAGTTCATCGGCTGATTTTATCGCAGCATCGCCCAATGTTTGCACTTGCTGATAAGCATTGTCTAGTTGATTGAGCTGTTTGATCCCAGATGTATTGCCTTTAACTAGGTCTTGTATTTGTTTCAAAACCTCAGACTCATCTATAACACTAACGTCTGGTGATTTTTGTTTTGTCTTGATGTCTCTCTTTATTTTTTGTAAAAGTTTTTGCACCTCTTTGCCTTTAAGTTGGTTTCTATTCTCAAGTGGTTTTAAATATCTATTCACAATTACAGATCGTTGTTTGAAATCAAGAGTAGAGCTGTTTAGGTCGTTTAGTATCTTTTTCCTAAGTGATTGTATGTTTGGGATCTTTAAATTAGGCACAATATCTTTGTATTTTTTACTTAATTGGTTTTGGACGTTTTTATACAAACGGTTGACCGGCAAATTGTAATTAATATCAATGCCCTTAATACCTTCTACTGCTTTCTTAAATCCAAGTTTATTGAACGCTTCTTGGCCCTTTCTTAGCGCTGTATTAACGCCTGTTCCAGGAACGCTTGACAAAGCCTCTTCGCCAACTTTAATTCCGCCGCCAATAATACCGCCTTCTTTTCCACCCATGGCTTGTCCAGGCGTTAGTGGCACATCCTCTTCTAATAATTTTCTTGCGCTTGGGGTGACTCTGGGCAAAACCTTACTTAGCACACCAGTAGCCGACCCACCCAATCCTCCACCAATAACAGCACCAGGTAAACGATCAACCACACCCCCTTCGCCTGTTCCCGCACCATATAGTGCGCCTTGCGCTGTTGCAGATTTGATTGGATTGGCTTTGATTGCGCTTGTAACAGGCTTTATTGTTCTCGCTGCGGTTTGTGCGCCAGCTAAACCACCTCTTGCCGCGAGTGTTGTGCCGCCTGAAAAAATGGCTGGAAGTAATGCGCCGCCTATTTCAGCACCATAAGCTGCGACAGGCTGTTCTTCTCTGAATCTGTTTATGTCAGCCCTAACCTCACTAACTATTTCGTCATATTCTTTATCACTGACCAGTGATTTAATAAACGCTTCTGCTTCATCACCAAAGCCAAAAGCTAGTCCTTGTCCTAATGTAGCACGAGCATAATCTCTGACTCCGCCGACATCAGAACTTTTTTGTTTACTGATTCCTGGTATGTATTCGGCCATGATTAAATAATGTCGTCTTCTCTAAAGACGATAAGTTTTCCACCCATTATAATAACTTCGCCGTCTTTGATTTGTTTGTTTCCAAAAGCGGTCACAACATCATTTGTGTTGCCAAACCGTTCATATATTTTTGGATCTTTACCCTCTTGTGCAAGTTGATCTAAATAATTACCAAAGCCAAAAACATTTCCATTGTTAGCTAAAATATAATCCTCCTTTAATCTAACAAGCTCGGCATCTCGTTCTGCGGTTTGCAACATTGTTCCCATGAGAATTAAATTACCATCGGTTGTTTTACCAAAAGACGGAGCGGCTTTCTCAAACATAACAATTTCAGTGTCTGATGTAGAACCCGATCCTTTCTCTCTCATTTTTGGCACTAACCATGCTGAAGTGGCTAAAACAAATTCTTGCTCGCCAACATTTTCACCGACATCAAAGCCCATTGATTTAAAAGCCTGAATATAAGGCAGTGTTTTCTCTGTGAACCAACCTGTTTCAACATCGCCAGATAACAATAATTCATGTGCTGGCCCAACCCTGTCAATTAACTCTTTTTTTGCATCAACCGCATCCATGTCTTTTTGAAGGTTATCTAAACTGAAATCCCACATTCTGTTGCCTTGATTCATATTGATATTCGTTGATGACTTTTTCATTGAATAAAAATCTTCAAGCGTTAAACCAGGCATCTGTTCTCTTAAATATTCATACTCTTGTATGATGCTTGGCTGTTTTGTAGGTTGCAACGCTGCAATATCTACTTGCCCTTGTATTTGTGTCCACTGTTCAGGTGAATATCGACCCATAATTGCTTGCATCTGTGGATTGGCTGCCGCATAAGCCGCATCAAATCTTTCCTGTGCCTTTCTCTGTGCATCCATAGCCACCATTTGCTGTTGCCTGGCAAGCGTATTCTGCGTTGTGTCTTGTCCTCTGAATATATCGGATAAAGCACCCATAATGATTGCTGCCTTTTGGTTCTTGGGTGTTACGTTGGCTGGTGGTGGTGGTTGCTGTGGTGGTGGGTTGGGCAATATGTTTCTTGGGTTATAACCTGACCCTGGGCCAGTTTGTACCGGCATATTAATCTGACCAAAATAACCAGGCGTTTGAGTATTAAGACCTGGTTGTTGAGCGCCTTGAGTCATCATCTGCATGATCTCAGCAACAGTTTTAGGTTTCCAGGGTTGGTAAGCCATTTAACTTGGCCCCCAAATATTTCCTTGTCCAAATGGCCCTGTTTGACCCATCGCCATTGCAGTACCTAATCCAAACAATCCACCGAGAACATCACCAAAGCCTGTTTTCTTACGTTGTGTCGTTTGACCTTCAAACGGCAATCCTGAGATTGCACTTGATAACAAACCGGCTTGTCTGAGAGGATAATCCACAGCTCTACCGAATTGTCCATAAGTCGCATCTAATCCTGATTGACCAAGACCTTGTTGTTGACCGCCAATGCCGCCGAGTAAGCCTAATGTTTGGTATTGATCACCTAAAAGACCGCCTTGCAGTCCAGCTCTAAAACCTCTGTCTTGCATACCTAAACCGGCAGCCGTGTCAAAACCCTGTGAACGAAGTTGTGCAGCAGTTCTACCTACGGCATCGTAATAACCACGATCAGCGTCTCCTTCAAGTATAGCTGATCTGGATCCACCAAAGGCACCAGCACCAATAGCTCTATCTTGACTGTCCGCAATTTGTATTTGCCTGGCTCTGTCTAAATCATTAATCGCTGCATCAATAACTTGTTCCTGGTAAGGATTTTGATATTGAGCAATGTCCAATGGCCCTGTCGCCATGCCCGCCAATTCAGCCCTGGGGTTGTAACCCATGGCATCGCCAAACATACCTCTGGTGGCTGCAAAGGTGTCTAATTGGTCTGGGTTAAATCCACTAACCAAATCACCGGTGTAGGGTGTAAACGGAATTTCTGCTGCTGATTGAATACCAGAGTAGGCTTGTAAATATTTTTCCTTGAGTTGTGGGTCAAGAGATGTTGCTGATGTTGTTGCGCCTTTGCTCATAATGTTTTGCTTATAATCCTTTCTTTCTTAAATCCATGTTTTTTTGCGTATCGCTGCCACCCAATCCTCCCGCCTCCGTAGAGCTTTTTACATTCAGCGATACGAGCAAATTTGGTGACTGCTTCGAGAATATCCTCACAATCTGACATATTGCCAGCCAAGAACAATAGGTTCATGGCTCGATATTGTGGGAATTCAATCAGTTCCGTCACGATGACGGATTTTTGACTTATCGGATGAGGCCATAACATCAGCTTACCTGTTGCTATGCCTTCATAAATATCCATAATACAGTATTCCTCTTGATATTTTAAGCACGTTTCAATCAATGGCTTACACCATTGCCATTGCACTTCCCACTCTTGTCTAAACGACTGCGGTGGTGGCAAGGTTGCCTGAGTTGTCAACGCTGAGTTTGTACTTGGTTCCATCGGGTGCCACTAATATTAATTGGGTGCTATCAAAACCGTTTACTTCAATCCTTTCTCCGGCTTTAAATGATAGACCGTCTCTGTTTTCTATTTCACTGACCAGGTTATTCATATAGCCTCGGTTGTATTCAACACCTGGTCGCGTTAAGGCTTGTCTAGCCATTATCTCCTTCCTCTGTTTCTAACATCCAATCTAATGTTGCCTAAACTAAAGTCCTGGTTGGTATCACCGGTCACAGTCAACATCACTTGCCTAGAGCTGAATCTCGCATCGGTATAACCGTCTGCCTCAAAGGTAAATGAGCCAAAATCCGTTTCCGCACCCAAAGGGGTAAACCGACCTTTAAAACTTAAAGTAACACCAGGTAGGGTGTTAGCCTCACTGTCTGGAATGATTTGATTACACTGCACATACTGGTCGCCATTAGCTATTTGTATAGCGCCGCTGGTTGCATAAGGTTGAGAGGATCCAAGGTTATAACTGTTAAACAGATTGCCGGTTTCGTGCTTGAATACATAACCATTTTCATCACAAGCAATCGGATAATCCCAAACACCTTCATCAATGTAACAGCCTCGATTAAGAGTGCCAACAGCAAACACTTTTTCCAAATAGTTCCAGGTTATATACTTGTTTGGCACCTTACTCTCGCCGCTTGGAAAAAACCACCAAATCTCATTAAACGAGCTGTTGTGTCCACCACAGACCGCACCTGAATATTGTTTATTAATGTTATCAAAAATAAAATCTGAAACCGTACATGGAATTTCCCTAACTGAACCGTCATAGACAAAAATTGATTTCTCACCTAACCAAGCCAAGAAATTACCAGCTTGCACAATGGTTCTTGCTGAGATGGCCTTACAGTTGGTGCCAGCATCAGACACGCCATAAACGAAAGGTTGGCCGGAATAATAGAGCTTGGCAATCCCACTCGATGTAAATAAAATGATGTCTGTTTGCCACTTGATGCCAGCTAACAAATCAGAGGTGGTTGGTACCTGTAAATCACCCGCAGTATTGGTACTGGCTGCTGTCCACAAGGTTGAATTTTCTCTTGATGACCATTGTATTTTTCTGGGGTCGCCGCCCGCGCCTAAAGCAACAATATGTCGCTCATTACTCACCAAAACTGCCGAACAATCAGTGGGTGCATTGGTTAGCGCTGTGCCAGCAGCATCCGGCGAACCACTGCCTGAGTCTGGTCTGAACCTATAAATTTTCCCATCACTGGAACAGCAAAAGATCAACCACTCACCCCAATTATCAAAAGAGTAGGAGTGTTTGGCAAATGACAATCCAGATTGAGACCTGGCATC